TTGTTTGTGAGGATTGTGAGCTTATATGGCAGAAGGAAGCTCCTATGGCAGAAGCTCCTAAAAGATCTAAATGCCCTGAGTGTAAGAAGTTTAAACCTAAACTTATACATTCTCCTGTGTTTCATCTTAAGGGTGACGGATTTCATGCTACCAAGAATGCTTATAAAAATTCTAGGAAGAATACAGATGACATAAACGAATTTTATAATACTGCTACAAAAAATTCTAAAAAAAGAATGAAGACTGGTTGGCAAAATTATTCTAGAATGGATATTGATCATCAATACTTTGAAGATAGTGGACGATATAAGAAACTAACTGAGAAGCAAATTGAAGCTAGAAAACATTCAACAGAAGAGATAGGACCAAAGCTAAGAAATAAACACACGAAACCGCCCCAAAAATAACAACCTTCCCCTATAACAGTACAGACAACAGACCAAGGAACCAGCATGGCTTACGAATTTAACGATAACATTCAGAGAGGTATTTTATACCTTTTAAAAACTAAACGAGACTTCTACTTACAGATAATAAATTTAGTTAAGCCTGAATATTTTGAATTCCCATCACATTCAAAGATCTTTGAAGCAGTTAATGAATATTACTCTAAGTACCAGAAGCTGCCTAGTGATAGTTTTATTCTAGAAGATGTTAAGAATAAACTAGCACCAAAAGAAGAGTTATTTGATTACGAGGATGAGCTAAACTATATTAATAGTCTAGATACCTCTGCAATTGATAACCCAGATTATTACATGGATTTGGTGGAGAGGTTCGCCAAGAATGAGTCCATGAAGCAGGCAATTCAGCAAGGTATTACTCTTCTAAAGGATAATCGAGTTGAAGAGATTGAGGAGGTTGTTAGAAACGCTCTAACTGTACGCAGGACAGTTGATGTTGGACAGAATTATTTTGAGGATCTTTCAGAAAGATGGGATAGGGTTTTCAATATTGAGTTCAAGGAAAGATACAAGACTATCTTCCCTACTTTGGATAAATCTCTTGATGGGGGTTTAAGTAGGAAGGAATTGGCTATGGTCGTCGCGCCCCCTGGAGTTGGAAAGTCTATCTATTTAGTGAATCAGGGTGTTAAGTCCTTGACGGAAGGAAGACAGGTTCTTTACATTTCCTTGGAGATGAGTGAGGATAAAATCGCCCAAAGATTCGACTCAATCTCTACTCTAATACCTCAGAGAGAACTGAAAAGACCTGAGACACAATTAAAGGTTAAAGAGAGGCTAGATCTTTTTGCTGAACGCTTCTCAGGAGCAAAGTTAATCATTAAAGAGTTCCCTACAGGAACAGCAACCATTAATACTATTAGATCCTTGCTGGTTCAGTTAAGAAACCATGAAGATTTTGAACCTGATCTGATTATTGTAGATTACATGGAGTTGATGCGCCCAATCCGAGAAACTTTACAGGAGTACCAAGCACAACAAAAGATTGCGGAAGAGATGCGTGGACTTGCTATGGAATACAAATGTTTGATTTGGACTGCAACCCAGACCAACAGGCAGGGTAGGTCAGTTAAACTAATTACTGATTCTGAGTTAGGCGATTCTTATGGTAAAATTAGAACTTGTGATTTCGCAGTTTCTTTAAATCAGACTGAAGAAGAACTTGACAATGAGCGTATGAGAGTGTATGTTATTAAGTCTAGGAATGGCCCAACAAGATTTGTTGTTCCTGCCCATGTGGACTATTCTACCCTAACTATTAAAGAAACTGATGGACTTGATTAAATGAAACTAAAAAAAACAACAGAGGAGGAGGTTGTCGAGTCTTCTATTTTAATGGGAAAGTTAGCAACACATAAAATTACCCAGGTTGACGCTGGTTGGAGAAAGTTTGATATTATCTTCCTAAAGGATCTTAGGGAAGAGGGAGAGAAATGCTGGGGTAAGATAGACTTTGATAAATGTGAACTCTTTTTAGAACATGATATGGATGATAGTATTGCTAGAGAAACTATTCTACATGAGATACTGCATATTGTTCTAAATTTAGTTGGATTTGATAAGGAACACACAGAGGGAGAAATTATTTCCACAAACGAGGAGATGGTTACTAGAATCACTAGAGGATTGATGGTTTTGATAAATTTAAACGAAAAGCTTTTCAAAATTTTGATGAACAAGGTATAATACACTATGAAAAAATCAGAACAACTGCTGGCTGCTTACGAGGATCTTACCTGGGATAATTATATCATTATCGCAGATGCCTTGATGAAGTATGATAAGCATGAGATAGATAAAGAGCTTTCCCGTCAAGCTTCTATCTTTTCATACTATAATGGTCTACTAGCATACGCAAAGATGGAAATGGAAGATGCCAACCTTGTACTAACAAAGGCTATGGCTCAAATCAGAAAAGAACAAAGACAACAGCCTGGAAAACAAACAGCGAAGGATCTAGACGATTTTGTATTCGCTCACCCAGACTATGCAACGAACAACAAGGCAGTTAACGATATTACTTTTAAGTATAATCTAATTAAAGGTCTTGTTCAGGCATTGGATCAGAAAGCATCTATGTTAGTTCAACTTAGTGCTAATTCCAGGGCCGAAACTAAACTATATAACTTACCAAACTAATAACTTGGAAACTAATAACTAAAAAACGGAGAAATAGATGGCTATTGATTTAAATGCCTTACGGCAAAAACACGCTGAACTTAGCAAGCAGGGTACTGGGGAAAACCAAAGTTTTCTCGAAAACTTTATTGCTCTAAAGGACGGCACTAATGTAATTCGTATTCTGCCTGGAAAGGATGATGCGGATTTTTATGCTGAAACCAAAATTCACAGGATTTCAGACAACGAAGGTAAGATTCGGAACTACCATTGTCGGAAAATACATGGAGAGGCTTGCCCTCTTTGTGATGCATATTTTGGTCTGTGGAAGACTGGTAATAAGTCTGATGAGGATACAGCAAGGCAGATTAAGCCCCGCGCTCGTTACTACATGAATGTTGTAGATCGTGAAAGTGGTGCTGTTAAAATTCTGTCTATCGGTGTAATCCTTTTCAAGAAGATTATTGGAGCCATGCTCGATGAAGACTTCGGTGATATTACCGATCTCGAAAACGGACATGATTTCAAGATCATTAAGACTATGGAAGGCCAATGGCCTCGTTATGATCAATCTCAGCCCCGTCCTAAGTCGGAGGCAGCAGGAAGTAATGCTGAGATTGCTGGTTGGATGGATAGCCTCCATGAAATTCATAAGCTTGTAAAGTTAGAAGATTATGAAGATACTAAGAAGGTAGCAGAAGTGATCCTCCCTACTCAGTTTACTGAGAGGAGTTTAGAAGATAGAACTAGTTCTACTTCCAACGATGAGGACGACTACCTAACCAAATTGCAATCATGATACTATGAATAAACTTAAAACTTTCGGTATCTTCCTTATTGCAGCTATTGGCTTTTCTATTGCTGGATGTTCTACATTAGAAGCTATTGGGGATGGAATGGGTGATCTATTCGGTACTGGTGGAAACTATACCGTTGTTGACGCTACCAACCCTAATGCTACTGTAGGAGATCTTATGGCTTCTCCAACAAGCATTCCTAGTACGCTATGGAATGCTGTTTGGCGAGTTCTTATAGGGTTCGTCCCTGCTCTCGCTGGTTGGGAAGCCGTTCTTGCTCTGTTCTTCAGGCGCAAGCGCGAGCATTATGTAAGAGCCATCAAGGCTGCTGTTCCTTATGATGCTAATGTTGATATGAGCGGATTCCTTTCTGGAATTCTTGCGGCTTTAGGTGCCAATCATTCTTCAGAGACTACTAAGGAAACCTGGGAAGAAGAAGAATACGAAGAAGAAGCTTAAAATTCTTCGTTCCCTTCTATAATACAGGGGGCAGGGTTTTTGCCTTGCCCTCTATTTTTATACCTACTATTATGAGTAAATTAAAACTTTTGATCTGTCCTGCAAATGAAGGGGGGTGTAGTTACTATCGTGCCATCGCACCTTATCAAAAACTCTCCATCTTGCATCCCGATAAGGTTGAAATTAGATTCAACAAAAATCCTTTAGGGATGGATGAGACGACAGGTAAATGGAAAGAGGATTGGACCTTTGATGATATGAAATGGGCAGATGTTATAATGACCCAGAACATAGCCAATTGGGGTGGTCCCTATACTGCTAGAGTATGTGGAAAAGCTAAAGAGTTTGGAAAGTTTTTTCATTATGATACGGATGATCTTCTTACCGATCTTTATGAGGGACATAGATTATCTCAGGTCTACAAAGATCGGGGATTAGGGGATATTACTAAATTCATTTATGCTAATGCTGATCTAGTAACAGTAACCCAGGCAAAGTTTGCTGAAAGAATTAAACCCTACATTGGAGGAGTATTAGCGGTTGTAAAAAATGCAATTGATTATGATCTTCCCTGTTGGAATTTACCAAAAATTCCTCCTAGCAAAAAGAGAATAGTAAGGGTTGGTTGGGCAGGAGGGATTCATCATGAAGAAGATGTTAAAGAGTTTGCAGGGGTTCCTCACTTTGTTAATCAAAGAGTAGGACGAGAGAACATTCAATGGGATTTTTATGGTAAGCCTCCTATTGATCCTAATAGTTCTGAGAGGTGGCAACATGATGTCTGGGACAACTACCAAAATATTCTTTTACAGGGATTTAAAGGAGCTAAAAACTGGTCTATCTTTCCAGCCTTTCCTGCTGATAAGTATGGATCTATCTTTGCTAATATGGATATTGCTATTGCCCCTCTTCAAATGAATGATTTTAATGACTCAAAATCGGAGATTAAAGTAGCAGAGTGTGGAAGATACAAGGTTCCTCTTATTGCTTCAGATGTTGGCTGTTATAGTGAAACTATTGTAAATGGACATACTGGATTTCTGCTCCCCCCTGACGCTCCTAAATCGGAATGGGTCAAAGTATTAACCAAAGTTGCCAAGGACCACAAACTCCGCAAGAGGATGGGCGAGAACCTCCACCAGATAACAGAAAAGTATTTTGATTTGAACAAGGTTGTCCACCACAGGCTTGATCTATATGATGAGTGCTTCAAGTTAATTCCTTTAAATGAAGCCCAAGATTAAAATAATAAGTAGTTGGACTCGTCCTGGCGGGGGGACGGTTGCTCATATTTCTCTAACTAATTTGTTAAATGATAATGGAATGGATTGTACTTTTTATGGTCCGCATGATTGGCATTTAGATAAGTGCAAAGGAGCTAGTATACATGAAGCGGTATTAACCCCTGATGATATAGTAATCAGTCACTTCATTCATTTACCCTCTATAAAATTAAGAAAGCATATTCTATATTGCCACGAAAAGGAGTTATTTCCTCTTAAAAGTATGGACCTTAGCAAATATACTTCTATTGTATTTGTAAGCAATTTGCAAAAGGAGTGGCATAATGTAGATCACCCTTCTGTTATTATCCCTCCTCCTGTATCTAAGATACCCTGGAAAAATCCTAAAAATAAAGTTGCTGGAATTATAGGAAGCGTTGATAAGAATAAACAAGTTCATGTTTCTATAGAAAGAGCATTAAAAGATGGGTATGAGAAAGTTTTACTTTTTGGTGATGTCAATGATTTACCTTACTTTAACGAGTCTATAAATGATTTTGTTAATTCAGGGAAGATTATTCTAGCAGGGCATGAGGATAATCGAGAAGTTATGTATGCCCAGATTAGTGAGGTATACCACTCATCTCTTAGTGAAACTTATGGTCTTGTAGAAGCGGAATGTAAGATTTCTGGAATTCCTTTTAATGGGTCTAGTAATAATCAACCCATCCTTGAAGAGAAAGAAATATTAGAAAAATGGAAAACACTATTAGTTTAAAGAAGACTAAAAATATTTTAATAAACTTAGACTCTTCTACTGATAGACTAAACTTTTCTACACAGATATTAAATAAGTTACAAATTCCTTTTAATAGATTTTCTGCTATTAAGCATGATATAGGAATATTAGGTTGTGGACTTTCTCATTATGATTTACTTTCCACTATAAAGCCAAACACTTTAATTTTAGAAGATGATATAGAGAGTACAGAGTTTTTTTCTTTAAATTTATCTGTTCCTAAAGAAGCTGATGCTATTTATTTAGGAATATCTGATCATGGGTATATCAGAAATCAAAGAATGGGATATAGAGGTACTGTTTTAGCTTCTCAATATAATAAAAACTATAAGAGAGTTTTTAATATGTGCTCAACTCACGCTATTCTTTATCTTAGCCAAAAATATATTAATGCAGCTAAAGATATAGTTTTTGAATGTTTACAAAAAAGTATTCCTTTTGATTTGGGGTTAGCAGCTATTCATAAAGACTATAATATCTTAACACCAAACGATCCTATGTTCTATCAAATAGAACAATCCGAGTTCACTAAATTTAGTTTAAAAGTATGATTTCTTTTTGCCCAGGCTATTTTGGTTGGCTAGGAAACCAAATGTTTCAGTATGCTGCTACATTTGCAGCCAGCAAGAGGGCTGGAACTTCTTGCGCTTTTCCTGAGAATAACCC